GGGCACCAACGCGAAGTGGCTGACCAAGATCAACCTGCACACCTTCCTCAACCAAACCGGCGTATAAGGGGAGCGCGCACCAATGGCCGTTATCACGACTGGCGCACATCCCAAGGCGCTGTGGCCGGCATCAAGGCGTGGTGGGGGCGTTCCTATATGGAGCACACGCCGGAGTATCCCGATCTCTTCGAGATCGATACCTCCGACAAGGCGTACGAGGAAGAGCCGGAGATCACGGGCTTCGGCCTCGCGCCCGTCAAGCCGCAGGGTGCCCAGATTTTCTACGACACGGAAGTCCAGGGGCCGGTCTCGCGTTATACGCACGTTGCGTACGCCTTGGGTTACATCGTCACCTTTGAAGAGCTTCGCGACGATCTGTACGAAGTCGTCGGCAAGCGGCGCGCGCAGCAGATCGCGTTCAGCATGCGCCAGACGAAGGAAAACATCCTCTCGGCGGTGTACAACCAGGGCTTCAATTCCAGCTTCCCTGGCGCCGACGGCGTGCAGCTATTCAGCGCGTCGCATCCGACGCTCTCTGGCAATCAGTCCAACCTGCTGACCACCGCAGCCGATCTCTCTGAGGCGGCGGTAGAGGACATGATTATCCAGATCATGCAGATGACGAACAATCGCGGCTTGAAGATCAGCGGCCTGCCGATGTCGCTGAACATCCCGCCGGCCTACTGGTTCGAGGCAAACCGCATCTATCACTCGGTGTTGCAGAACGACACGTCGAACAACGCGGTGAACGTGCTGCGCGCCACTGGTGCCTTCCCCAAGGGCATCAAGGTGAACCATTATTTCTCGTCCGCCACTGCATGGTTTGTGCGCACCAACATCCCGCGCGGCCTCCAGTACTTCGAGCGCGACAAGATCACATTTGACCAGGACAACGATTTCGATACGAAAAACGCCAAGGCCGCCTGCTATGAGCGGTACTCGGCGTTCTGGTCGGATTGGCGCGGCGCGTTCGGCACGCCGGGGGTGTGACGATGGCGAAGAAGAAGCCAGAGTCGAAGCGCATGGAGAAGCGCGAAGAGGCGAAGAAAAAGCGCGAGCACAAGCGCGAGGGCGGTCGCAAGCGCGTGGGGCACAAGCGCAAGTAACTCTTGCGGTCAGTGCCCTGAATTATGCACATCCTGCGGCCGATTAAGCCGGAAGGCGAGCCAATGTATGTGATCCGCTGCGATTTCGTGAACGGGCTGCACCGCGAGTACGGGTTTGATGATCTCGGCCTCGCGGATGCGGCGTTCAAAACCATCCTTGCCGCGCGCAATCAGAAGCGGCTGACGGAGCCGGTCTTTGACCAGGGCGGCCGATCGGCGGTCATCGACGGCACGAATATCCAGTGCCTGGAACTCGTCCAAATCGAGATTGAGGCGAGCGCCGCCATCAAGCTGGTGCGGGAAATTCAGAACGTGCAGCGCCTCGCTGGCGTGCCGATGCAGCCGCAGCAAGCGCCGGCTGAGCCTGATCCCGAGTATGCGGTGCAAGGCGCGATAGGGCGCACGTCAAACTTCGCCTCGTGACGTGGCGAAGGCAACGCATGCGGCCGTCCACTATGGCAAGGGCATGCCGACGGCGCACTGCTCCATCTGTGTCCACTATGTGAAGCCAACGCGCGACGATGACGCGGCGCACTGCAAGATCGTGCGCGATCCGATCCGCGCGTCGGACTGGTGCAACGAGTTCGCCAAGGTATCCCCGTCACGGTGACGCCTTAGCGCTTGTCGGTAAGTGCCGGCATCGCCTATGAAGGCGCTGCGCGCCGCGAGCAGTGAGCGCGATCCCGTAGCCCGGCGCTGATGCGCCCTACAGTTAGGATCGATCATGGCTCGCACGGCCCTTTGGGCACCCGCGCACCGCGTTGCGCAGCGTTTCTTTCAGGCAACTCAGTCCGCGCCGAACCTCTCGCCGAACATCGACGCTGGCGGCAACGCCATTCAGGACGGCCGGCTGCCCTGGAATATCGCCAACAGCGCGACCGGCGCGCAGGTTTGCGGTTGGATGCAGGCGCATCCGGTTATCGATCTCGTGCCGGCGACGGCAAGCACTGTGTCCATCGCTGCGGCGCAGGTGCCCGTGACGGGCGTTCCTTTGACGCTGGTTACCGCCAGCGGCGCTGGCGCCATCATCGCCACGTCTCCTCTGCTCGCGCTGCCGGCGCTGACCACGATCCCGGTTACCGCTGTCTACATCGACAGCGTGATGGCCTATCGCCGGTTCGGCACCACCGATTACACGGTGCTGTATGACGCGGCGACGATGTGCGGCCGGGCGGTGCAAATCCACTCGGTCGGCAACGACAGCGCGGCCACCGCGACCGTCGTTGGGTGGGATGCCTACGGCTACCTGACGCACTCCTCGGTGACGATGGGCAGCAACTCCACGGTCACCACCACAAAGACGTTCAAGGCCATTCAGTCGATTACCTGCGTCGGCACGCTTTCCGGCTCCAACGTGAGCGCCGGGCAGGCGGATGTGTTCGGGATGCCGATGTATGCCGCTGGCGCCAATGCGGTGTGGGGCTTCTGGAACAGCCTGATCTTTACCGGCGCTGGCACGTTCGTAGCCGGCGTGACGACAAGCCCCGCGACCGCAGCGACGGGCGACGTGCGCGGCACCTACGCGGTCGCCTCGGCGTCGGATGGCACCAAGCGGCTGACGCTGTGGCAGCATCCCGTGCTCTCGGCGATGGTCACCTCTGGCTTCAACGTCGGCATCTTCGGCGTGGCGCAGTTCTAGGCGCAGCACATGGCCGATACTGTCACCACCCAAATCCTGGAAAACGGCAACCGCCTCGCCGTCTATAAATTCACGAACGTATCGGACGGCACGGGCGAGACGGCGGTGGTCAAGGTGGATGCCACGTCCGCCGGGCCGCTCGGCGTCAAGGTCCAAGGCCAGACGTTCTATCCAGGCATCCATCTGAAAGTCGCCGAGATCAAGTACTCGGTGTTCTCGATGGGGCTGCGCATTCAGTGGGTCGCGACAACGGCGGTCGATATGCTGGTGCTGCAAGCCACGGATCATTGGGAACTGCTCAACAATCGGATGGGCTTTGGTGGCCTGTATGTGCCGGCCGGCACGACGGGCGCTACCGGGTCGATCCAATTTACGACGGTCGGTGCCGCCGTCGGCTCTGGCTACACCATCATTATGACCGTGACCAAGGGGGCGCCGCAGTCGTGACGCCACAAGCTCGGCAACGTGCATCTCTTCGGGCGGCTGGTGTGGCGGAGTTCTCGCTGCGCGCCACGCCGGATGAGCCTGCGGTGACAACCACCTGTCAGCATTGTCGGTGGTCGCAGCCCGCGCCGCGCCCGAACAGCTTCAAGTGCAGGCGCTGGCCTCCCGTGGTGCATCAGTCTCGCCCTGGCGAGTCGCTGTTCCCGATTGTCGAGCATGACGATTACTGCGGGGAGTTCAGCCAATGAAGCGCACGTTGGTCTTTCTCGGGATCTTGCTGATCGCCGTCGCGTTGTTCAGCACGGGCGAGCCTCCGCCGCGCTACGCCTTCGCGGCCAGCGGCGTGATTATCGTCAATCCTGGGTGCGGCACGCCATCGCCGCTGCCTAGTACTGGCCAACAGGTTACCTACGTCGATGCCAACGGGGCGCGCTGCGTGAACAGTGGGGGCGGCGGCGGCGGCACGGTGACCACGGCGACGGCTTGCACCGGCACGCCGATCGCGATCAATCAGACCGCCAGCACGGATGTGTACACGTCCACCAACAAGATGCACATCTGCTCGATCGTTCTCGTGAGCGCGACGCAACAGGGCTTTTCGCTGTCGGAAGGCACGGGATCGACGTGCGCGAGCGGCACCGCGCTCCTGATGGGCGGCGCGGGAGGCACGATGCAGCTTGCTGCCAATGGGGGATTTAGCGCCACGTCCGGCGTGCCCTGGCTCCAGGCGAAGAACACGGCTGACCATCTATGCCTGCTCCAGTCGAGCACCGGGAATATCTCCGGCACCATCACGCTGATCGACAACTGATGCGTTACCTCCTGGCCTTCCTGCTCGCCAGCCTCCTGCTGGTCAGCGCGGCGCAGGCGCAGCCCGTGATTGACAGCGGCGCCAATCACACGAACCAAACGTCTGGCACGCTGACAACGACGGTCAGCGCCAGCACGTCGGCGGCCAATGAGTTGGTGATTGTCAGCGCGACGCTCGGCACCAACACGACGGGCGGGACGCAAACGGCAACCATTGCAGGGTGCGGCCTCACATGGTCGCTGCTGATTGGCAACTCTTACTCTAGCACACCGACATTCGGGATCTGGACATTTACCGCGTTCAGCGCGGCGATCCTGAGCACCTGCACGGTGACCATCACGACGAACCTAACGATCGATGATGCCAGCGTGGCGAGCTACGCGCTATCGAACGTCAATCAGGTACACCCCACTGACCCGAGCGCATCGTTCCCGGCCGTTCCCACCACGATCGGCACCATCGTAGGTACGTGCGCCGCTACGAATGATTATGGGGCGCAGTTCAACACCAAAAATGCGCACAGCATCGTTTTCATCCTCGGGGGCAGCAACAGCGTGTTCGTTCAGAACGTCACGCCCTGCAACGGCGAAACCAAGTTCATCTCGTTGCTGAACAACGGCGGCACCAAGCAGTCGATGCTCTATGGTCAGTGGATCAGCTACACGAGCAAGCAGACCAACGCGCTGAGTGGCATGGGCAGCACCTACAATTCAGGTGCGCCGCTGCAACTGATCGCATTCACCGCTGACGCGTCTGGCTCCGCTGGCGGCCTCGGCACGCTCGGGGTGGGGCAGTGAATGGCCGATGATCTCCACTACGTCGGCGGCGACAATTACCTGCTCGATGATTTGAGCGGGTTCAAAATCCGCATGAGCCGGGCGCGCATCATCCCTGGCGGTCAGACCGGCAATCTCGCCGTGGCGCCGGAGCGTTGGGAGCCGCAACAGCCGCAAGATTTTGTGCGCGGGGTTTGGGATGACCAGACCGTCGCGCTGTCGCGCCCGCGCCAGCAAAATCGCTTTATCATCGTAGGAACGCAGGTGGCGGCCTTCGCGGCGGCCGGCTCCACGTCGCTGAGCGTGCAAAGCACGGTGGGCTTCGCGGTCGGCAACATCTGCCAAGTCGTGCTCGATAACGGCAACACATTCCGCTTCACGCTGACATCGATCGGCACCAACGCGTTGTCGTTCGCTCATGGGCTGCCAAGCGGTGTGGGCGGCGCGTTCGGCGATCCGCTGGAGAATGCCGTGGTGGTGGTGGGCTGAGCCGTGGCAGTCCTCCAGACCAGCGGAACCTATACCTACAGCGCCTCGGTGGTGAACCTGCTGACGGCGGCGCTGCGGCTTACGCAGGTGATCGGCGACGAAGAAACGCCAACCGGCGCGCAACTGTCGAACAGCATGGATGCGTTCTCCGCCATGATTAAGGGCTGGCAGGCGAGCGGCATCCATGTGTGGTGCGAGGAAGAGTGCATTCTGTTCCCGCAACAGGCGCAGCCGCTCTACCAGATTGGCGCGGCGAGCACTGACAACCTCTGCCTGTTCAACGATCTCTTTCAGACCACGCTGGCGGCGCAGGCCAACGGCGGCGCCTCCACGCTGACGCTCGCGTCCGTCGCCGGCATTACCAGCGGCGACACGTTCGGCGTGCAACTCAACAGCGGGGTGAATTTCTGGACAACCGTTAGCGGCGCGCCATCGGGGAGCAATGTCACGATCGCCCGCGCGTTGCCAAGCGATCGTGACAT